AATGTTTCCGCAAGTCTTGCGACAGGTTCTTTTGCTGTAGTTGGGCAAGAAAACAGCATAGTTGCGGGTAAAGCGTTACCGGGTGGCGCAGAAGCAGGTTCCTTTGCGCTTACAGGTCAAGCCTTTTCTCCTGTATTAGATGTAAGTGCTATACTGGATCACGGAAGTTTTGCCGTAACAGGTCAGGCTGCGTTTGGTCTTATAGGTGAAATCTTTGAGCCGGGTGGTTTTAATTTAACAGGGCAAACCTCCAACTTCCAAAAGGCTATAAGGTTGACCGCAGATCACGGTAGCTTTGCAGTTTCTGGTCAGGCTTTTTCTCCTGTACTTGATGTAAGTGCCATACTGGATCAGGGATCATTTGCGCTTACAATGCAGAATGTGGACACCAAGGTATCAAGGGTTATTGGCTTTGGATCGTTTGCTCTGGCGGGCCAAGATACGGGCACTGTAATTGCCTTGCGGGCGCAGCCTGACAGGGGATCATTTGCGGTCACAGGGCAGGCGGTAAATACACTGATTGCAATGCGTGAAGAGTTGGCGCATGGAAGCTTCGCAGCAAACGGACAAAACTTAAACTTCCAGAAATCTATGAATGCAGAGGCTGGTAGTTTTGCTCTTACAGGATTTACCGCAACTAAAAAAGTAAGCGAAGCAATGGATCACGGTTCGTTTGCTTTAACGGGCCAAGCTATAAACTTTAAAAAGACTGCTAATCTTGAGGTGGGTAGCTTTGCTGTCACAGGACAGGATGTCACTACACGGTTTGAGGGTAGCGTTGCATTAGATCAAGGGTCTATAGCTCTTACAGGTCAAGCGGCTAATTTCAAAGTAGATAAAGTTATTTTTGCAAATGCAGGAAGCTTTGCTCTTACTGGGCAGGATGTTGATCTGGGCTTTGCGTTTAAATTATCCTTAGATGCAGGATCATTTTCTTTAACAGGCTTTGACGCAAACGCTAAATTTACAGAAGTTTTAGATGTCGGGCAGTTCAGTGTCGCTGGACAGGATGTTACGATGAAACTAGGAGAGGCTGTAGAGGGAGTTTCAATAACCGTATTCATTGGGGGCGCTGCTGTTTACGGTCTAATACTTCCAGATCAAGATCCAAACTTTGTAACAATCACACCAGCACAAGATCCACAATGGACCCTTGTTGCTTAGAAACAGAATAAAACGTATATTAAGTGCAATTGAACTTTTTAGATAGGCGCTCAGATGGCTACATATACAGACGCAAACGGCGTTAAACTGATAACCACAGGTGATGAGGCTGGAACATGGGGTTCTAGCACAAACGTCAATCTGCAAATCCTTGATCGGGCAGCTAATGGCTTTGAGTCCATTACTCTAAGCTCCACCAGTTACATTCTGGCCCTATCGGCGCAGCCATCTTCTGCGGAAAACGGGCACTACAAAGCTATAAGGTTTACGGGCACCCCCGGCGGTACATGCACAGTAACCTTGTCACAGAATGATAAGGCCAGAGTATATATGATCCTTAACGCTACAAATGCGGCTTTGATCATTACCCAAGGATCTGGTGATAGTGTAACGATTGAGGTTGGTAAAGGTTCTATTGTCCTTGCAGATGGAGCGGGCATTGGCGCGTCAGTAACCGACTTTACCGCTGCGGTTCAAAACGTAACAGACTTATCTAGTCCATTTAATGTTGGTGCCACTAGCGTTACTACATCTGGCGCAGAATTAAATTTGCTAGATGGTTCTGGTGCGGGCACCATCGCCAACAGTAAAGCTGTAATCTACGGATCATCTGGCGAAGTAAACGCCACAACGCTACAAATAGCTGGCACATCCATCACCGCTACGGCTGCGGAGTTAAATTATGTTGATGGTGTTACCTCTGCAATCCAAACTCAGATTGATGCAAAGCAGCCTCTTGGGACTGTAACGGTTACAGTAGCAAACCCCGGTTCAGGTAATAAATATTATATAGATGGATCCTCACAACAGACGGTAGAGATAAAGCCTTCTGTCACATACAGGTTTGATCAATCAGATAGTTCTAATAGTGGGCACCCACTACGCTTTAGCACAACTTCAAACGGAACTCATGCTGGGGGCAGTGAGTTTACAACAGGAATTACAACAGCGGGAACGCCGGGAAGCGCGGGTGCTTACACGCAGGTCAAGCTGGAGCAAGATGCTCCTATTGTTTTGTATTATTATTGCACAAACCATTCTGGCATGGGTGGCAAGGCGGTTATTCGCATGTCAGATCTAACAGTAAGCCGTGCTTTAATTTCAGATAGTGGGGGAGATATCGCGGTATCTGCGGTTACTGCAACGGAGCTTGGATACTTAGATGGCGTTACCTCTGCCATTCAAACGCAAATAGATAGTAAGCAGGGCACTCTATCCTTAACCGCGAACAGAGCTTTGATTTCAGATAGCGGGGGATCTGTTAGCGTATCTCCTGTCACCAACACAGAGGTAGGATATCTTGATGGTGTTACGTCTGCTATCCAGACGCAGATTGATAGTAAGATTAATGGATCATCTTTAAATGCTTCTAATTTAAGTAGTGGTACGGTGCCTGACGCTAGGTTGCTTGGCGCTAATCCAATTTTGAATGGACTTGTAGTTAGTAGTAGTGGATCACCTGCCACCAGTAGTAATGATATATATTCTGCGGGAGATATCACAGCAGCGGTAGCACTTAACACTAATAAAATTGAAAATATTGGCTCTAATGATCTTCATTTGGATTCAAGCCAAGACGTCATATTAGATACCGCTGGTGGTGGGAATGTTGAATTTAGATCTGGTGGGAGTGTAGCATCTGGAAAAATCAACGCGAATACTTCAAGTCAACTTTTATTTAAAGCGGGTACAAATGGAGACGCTAATCAACTTCTTCTTCAAAGCTCAGGTGTAAATGTACATCAAGGTCTGAGAGTGGGTGATACACAAGCTGCGACAGACAACGATATTTACGCTGTTGCGGATATTGAGGCAGGGGCAGATTTAAAGGCAGGGGGAGAAATTAAACTTACTGGTGGCGCTCAAGATTGGACTTTTGAAGTAGACGGTAGCAACCGTTTAGTAATCCAGTACAATGGAACCTCACTAGCTAGGATAGATACTAGCGGGAATTTAGTTGTTGCGGGTGATGTAACATCCTTTGGTAGCTTATAATGACAATAACTTCGACGGATAACTTTGGACATGCAAGCGGCTCGATATCTATGAGTGAGTTGCGTGATTATTATGGCCTTACTGGGTCTGTATCTCTTAATGCAAATCTTAATGGGGGTACTAACCCAGTTCCTAGTAGTCTGCCTGCGGCTGGATCAGCACTTAAAATGTCCGACTTCCGTAGTAAAAACAGGATACTAAAGAAAAAAGGCACTACAGAAGTAAAGACAAGTGGTGTTTTTTGGTCTCCAGCACAATCAGGTTGTGTACAATATAATGTATATGTTTTAGGTGGTGGTGGTTCTGGCGGCGGTCACTCTACGGATAGCGGTCGTGAAAAGGTTGCGTCAGGCGGGGCTGCGGGGGGTGTAGCTTTTCGCAGATATTCTGTACAAGACGATCTTACATCCGTTACTTCAAGCTTCGCACGAATACAAATAGTTTTAACCAGCGGTTCAACCGCCGTAAAAGTTAGATTTCAGGTGGCACCGGGCGACATTTCTATAGGTAGCTTAGTTGCAATTACTAATTTAACATCCCAGCCATCTGCTTTTACATCTTTGGGCGTTGATGTTACGACCCTTAACAACACAAGTCAAACTGTCACGGATGCTGATTCAAGTAATAATTTTGTAGAAGTCAATCTTACATTGAGTAGCGGAGCAGGCGGTTCTATAGCCCTAACAGGTGACGCTCCCGGCTCTCTTACAGTTAACGGCGCAAGCATTGCTATTGGCGCAGGGGGTGCTGGAGTTTCTTACACCGCTGGTAGTGGAACAGTTATATCAGGAAGAAACGGCGGTACTACCTCATTTAACCCCACGGGTTCTGGCACAACCATCTCTGCTACTGGTGGCTCAAGAGGTTTTGGTGGCAGGCAGGGTGCCATAGATGCAACGGTAACAGCTACGCTACCTGTGGGAGAAGCTTCTTCTGCAACAACTATTGGTGCTTGGGGCACTTGCCCTGCTTCATTAGGCGGCTCCGGTTCTGGTGGAGAAAACAATTACACGGGTGGGAATGGCCCCGGTTTATCTATAGGCAGTAATTCGTCTGGAGCTACAGGTGGTGGTAGTCCTAACTTGGGTTCTGTTGGTGTAAATGGTTCTACCATAAGCGCAAGTGGATATGCAAAAGGGGCAACTACAGGTGCGCCCACAAAACCTTCAGAGTGGGGGTCTGATGTAAGTGTTACTTTCCAAGGAGGCGCTGCGGTTCAACACTCAAGTGGTGCGGCGGGTGCTTCTGATGCAGGGAATAATTACGGTGCAGGATCAGGCGGCTCTGCCTCAGAAGTTGGTGCAGGTTCTACTGGTTCAGGTTCATCTGGGGCAATCTTTGTAACTTATTATGAGGTTAACACGTAATGCCCTATACGGACCTTAGATTTAAAGCTGGCATAAACAAAGAGATCACCCCGTACTCTGAAGAGAACGGCTGGGTAGACTGCGATAAGGTGCGCTTTAGGTTTGGGTATCCAGAAAAACTTAACGGCTGGGAGAAGAACTCAGGCAACGCCTTTCTGGGCTTATGCCGTGGTCTGCATGAATGGGTTGCCCTTAATGGAGAGAAGTTTCTGGGTGTTGGTACAGAACAGAAGTATTACATTAAGCAGGGTACAGATTATAACGACATTACGCCTATCAGACTAACCACATCTGCGGGTGATGTTACTTTTGCTGCTACAAACGGTTCTCCTGTGATCACGGTTACAAATGTGAACCATGGCTGTGTTGCAAATGATTTTGTGACTTTTTCTGGGGCAGCTTCTCTAGGTGGTAATATAACCGCCGCTATACTCAACCAAGAATATCAAGTAACAGAAGTAGTAAACGGCAACGAGTACAAGATATCTGCGCGTACTGTCAGCACTATTCCCAGCATTACTATTACTGGCGGTCTAAACGCTACGGCTGTAAACGCCAACGGAAGCGATACAGGTAACGGTGGGAGTAGCACTGTTGGCACCTACCAAATAGGAACAGGCCTCAACTCCTCTGTTGAAGGCGCTGGTTGGGGCGCTGGACTTTGGGGCGGTACGAATAACTCCGCATTCCAAACCACCATAGCAGAAGATCTAGACAACTCTGAGACAGGGGTAGACGTAGCGTCAAGCCAAGGTTCAAACTTTGCAACCAACGATGTTGTTTTGGTGGGCAGTGAACTTATGACAGTGGGGTCAGTCGCTACGGATACGTTGACAGTTACTCGCGGAACTAATGGAAGTAGTGCTGCCACACATAGTAACGGTGCAAATATATTTCTTACCTTGGGTAATACAGATAGTGCAGATAACTTTAATGGTTGGGGAGAGGCACCCGCCACAGGAACACAGACCGCTGCATCTAACTTGCGTATTTGGTCACATGATAACTTTGGTGAAGACCTTATCTTTAATGAGCGTAATGGTCAGGTATTCTATTGGGATGCCACAAGCGGTGTGACCACAAGAGGCATAGAGCTTTCTACCCTGACAGGAACACCAAGATCTGTGCCCCAGAAAGCTGCACAGATACTCTTATCAGATCGTGATAGGCATGTGATTGCTTTTGGTGCTGATGGCTTGGGCGCAACCTCATCGACAGTAAAGGGAGACGGAACTCAAGACCCAATGTTGATCAGGTTCTCAAGTCAAGAAAATCCTATTGATTGGTATCCCACTACCACAAATACAGCGGGTGATTTGAGAATTGATTCTGGCTCAAAGATTGTACAAGCCGTAGAAACAAGGCAGCAAATCCTAGTATTTACTGACGTTGCCATCTACGCAATGCAGTTTATTGGGCCACCGTTTACATTTGGTATCAACCTTATCTCTAGCAACATAAGCATTGCTGCACCAAAGGCGGCAGTTGCGGTGGATGATGCTGTGTATTGGATGGGCGCAGCGGAGTTCTATGCTTACAACGGTGCAGTGCAACGTCTGCCTTGTACGGTTCGTGATCATGTATTTGATAACTTTAACTCTGCACAGTCTGATAAGGTTGTTGCAGGATCAAACATATCGTTCTCTGAGATATGGTGGTTCTATCCGTCTGCAAGTTCTAATGAGAATGATAAGTATGTAGTTTATAACTACCAAGAAGGCATCTGGTATATAGGCACCTTAGATCGCACAGCATGGTTGGATCGTGGAATATCCGCGCTTCCTGTGGGCACAGGTACAGACAACTATCTGTTTAACCATGAAGTGGGCGCAAAGGCAGATGGCGTTGCCATGACATCCTTTATCGAGTCGGGTGATCTTGGAGTTTCTGACGGGAACCAATTCTCTTTTGTGACCAGAGTTATTCCTGATCTCAACTTTAGAGATACTAACGTAAACAATACCACGGTAGATTTTATCTTAAGCGCCAAGAACGCGCCCGGTCAGGTGGCTCAAACAACCAATACTGATACTATTACAAAGACATCTAATATACCTGTTGATCAGTATACGAGTCAATACCAGACCAGATTGCGAGGCCGTAGTTTTAGATTTAAGGTCCAGTCAACAGATGCAGATGTATTGTGGCGTCTGGGTATCCCCCGCGTTGATATAAGATCTGACGGGAGAAGATAATGTCTATAGCTCCAGTACCATTCTTTCCTGTACCACCGCCCCAGTATACACAACAGTATATGGCAGAGGTGGTTCGTGCGTTCTCTGTGTTTGCAACTCAGATTACAAACCCTGCTATAGCGAAGCCTATACTCATCGAGATCCCTGCATCTTCTTTGTCTGGTGATGAGGTTGGCACCGTATATGAGAGCAATACGGTTCTTAGGCTCAAGTCTGCTACGGCAGCAAACAATACTGTGGGTATGCCACTGCCTACATATACAGTATCAACATTACCAACCGTTGAGACTGGCACATTGATATACGTTTCTGATGGGGCAGCGGGTAGCCCTGTTGTTGCGTTTGGTGATGGATCTAATTGGCTGCGTGTTGATACACGGGCAGCGGTATCGACGTAGGAGACTGACATGGCTAAAAACTTTATAGACGATTGGAAGGTGTTTCCCCGCTTGATGATGCTGGTGGTTACGATTTTAACCTATCAATCTGTGCATTGGTACATGGGTTTGCCTGACCCGACAAACGGACAGGCTGGTTTGGTTAGCGTTTGCATGGGTGCCTTGACTGGTTGTTTTGGCATTTGGATGAACAAAGAAGCGGGGTCTAAGTGATGCAAGTACCAAATTATAGTCCACCAAGTGTTAGTAGCAGCAGTCTAGCTCCCAAGACCTCAAAAAGACCAAAGCGTAGACCGACTTATGCAGAGACACAAGCCAATGAAAGTGCGGCTGATCAGGGTGGTGGTCAAGATAACAACCCTAATGATATAGCCTCTGATTTCCAGCCAAACATAGCTTTAGGAAATACTTATAAGCCAGCCGCAGGTAACACTCCAACTTTTATGCTTGGTATGACTCAGGCAGAGAAGGATGCGCTTGATAAATATAATGATCCTCCAGATGTTTCCAATTCGCCAACAACTCCATACGCTAATTCTGTTGCTGCATTGAGGGAGCAAGATCAGAAAATTGGATTACTAGAAGCCTTTACAAGCCCCATTAGCACTTTAGGGCAGATAGCGGGTGATACTAGCAATGTAGATTTACCTTACACCAATCCATATACAGAACAGACTATATATCAACGCCCTGATGGAACTTATTATGGTAAAAACTTTTTAGGGTTACCTTATGAAGTGAACGAGGCTGGTGAAGATATAACAGACTACCAGCAAAGCAAAGACTTGCAGGCGTTTATAGATAAAAACAAAGATAGGAATAAGTCAGATGGTAGTGTGTTACCCGTTGCCACTGCACCTGTTGGGGCTGCTGATCCAGAGTCAACGATCTTTAACCCAAACAATGCATTCTTGCGTAACCGTATGCGTATGTATCAAGATCAAGGTGGGGGCATAATGCCACCTGCTGGTGGAGTGCCGCCAGTCACTGGTGGACCCTATATACCTCCCCCAAATTTTGGACCTCCGCAAATACCGGGTTTGCCACCAATTGATTTAATACCGCAACCTAGACCTTATATGCCGCCACAGTTGCAAGGTATTATGGGGTTAGCAGACAGGTCTAACATTAGCCCTGCGATGCGTTATGCTGCTGAGAACTACTACAGGTTAGGTGGTAGGCAGATGATGAACGACGAGTATGAGCGAGGCCGTGCAATGATACAAGGACAGAGCGTATGAGTATTTTTACCGCTGCATTAGGGCCAATAGCAAACATTGCGGGGTCATGGTTGGAAGGACAAGCAAACAAGAATGCTGCTGCTGCGGAGCTAAAACTTACTGAAGCAAAAGCGAAAGCTAAGATACTTTTGTCTGAAAAGACAAGCGTTGCCGACTGGGAGCGCATCATGGCAGAGGGTGCCAAGTCTAGCTGGAAGGACGAATGGTTTGTAATTATTTTAAGTATTCCATTAATTTTATGCTGGATTCCGGGAGCAGAGGGCTGGGTTGATCGTGGATTTGAGCAGCTTTCTAAGGCCCCCGACTGGTATTTTTACAGCCTTGGAATTGCAATTTCAGCCAGTTTTGGTGTGCGCGGGGCGCAAGCCTTTTTTAAGAGGAAGTGATGGAGCAAACCATTGGCACATTCAATGGAACTAAGAACGTAGAGGTTAATACCATTGCGGGCCAAGGTGACGTTCAAGCAGGCATACAGTTTATATATAACATGAGGGAACATATTGTTGACGTTGGCGTGGCTACAGTCTTTGGTCTAACGGTCTATGGGCTAGTGCTACTTATGAAAGCAAAGATTAAATAAGGATTCAACATGAGCGAGTTTAAATTAAGCAGGCGTAGTCTTGATAGGCTTGAAGGTATTGATGATCGGCTGCAAGCTGTAGTCAAAATGGCAATAACTGTGACCAAGACAGACTTTGGAGTGGTGCAGGGGATGAGAACACTTGAGCAACAGAAGGAACTTGTTGCCAAAGGTGCAAGCCAGACCATGAAGTCTAAGCACCTTGAGGGTAAAGCATTCGATATCATGGCCTACATAAATGGTAGGGCATCGTGGGAACTCTCTGTCTATGATGACCTAGCAGATGCTATCAAAGAGGCCGCAACCCAAATGAATGTTCCTATATGCTGGGGAGCAGCATGGGGCACACCAGACATGCCATATCCTATGGATATCCGTAAGTGGGAAGGCACAATGGAAGAGGCAATGAACGCCTATATAGATTTAAGAAGAAGCCAAGGACGCAGGCCCTTCATTGATGGACCACACTTTGAACTGATAGATTAGTTCAATTGAACTTTTACGATGTAGATGCTATGATCTACAAAACTTTGAGGTAAACAGATGGCCCTGCCTTTTCTTTTAAGTCTTGGACTACCCGCTCTTGGCGCTGCTACAGGTGGCCTTGGTCTTGGTTTGGGTGCCGCCTCTCTAGCTGGGATTGGCGCAGGGTTAGGTTCGTTTTTACAGACGGGTGATGTAGGAAAGGGTATTCAAACAGGTCTTATTGCTGGTCTTGGTGGCAAGTTGATGAGCAGCGCGACGAATGCTTTGGGCGGTGCAGGGGCACAGGCGAGTACGGAGGCACTGACAGCAGGTGGCTTGCCAGCGGCTACGGGTAGCAAGTTTATAAATGCTACATTAGGTAAAGATCTTCTGACGAAGAAGCTTGGCGAGACAACTGTAGCAGGGGCTTTGGGAGCAGCGGGGTCTGGCTTTGGCACGGGACTTATAGCAGATGCTATGAACCCACCTACTTTTAAAATGTCAGAAAAAGAAAAGGTAGACATCCCGCCGCCTATGCCTCGCATTAGATCCTATCAGCCCAAGAAGAATATGGGTAGCACCGCTGAAGAAGAGATGATTACATACTACAACCCTATGCAGGCAGGCATTATGACTAATGCTTCAACAAACTACGCAAAGGGCGGTATCGTCTCAGAAGAGATGAACGAAAAGGATGTGATTGTTGAGGCAGTTAAGGCAGTCAAAGGATTGTCTGACGCACCAGAGGTTGCACTTGGCATATTCCTTAAAGAGTACGGCGAAGAGGCACTAAGAGATCTGGTTGATAAGGTACAGTCAGGGGTATTAGATGACACTATTGAACGCTTTGCAAAAGGCGATAAAGGGATGGTGAACGGCCCCGGCGATGGTTCTGGAGAAGATGATATGGTGCCAGCCACGATGGACCGTGAACAAGATGTGCTTTTGACTGATGGTGAGTTTGTACTTAAAGAAGAATCTACAGACGCCATAACAAAAGCTTTTGGTGGGGGATTTTTAGACGAAGTTAATGACGCTGGTAAGGATGCCCCTAAGAAATTAAAAGAGAAGGTGGCAGTTGCGTGAGGGTAAGCACAGTTCCTAAAGAGGCTGTAAAGCATATTTGGAAGGATGTTGAAAAGTTACTAAGGAAGAGCGTTGAGGATACATCTAGAGGGAAGATAGATCTTATAGACGTTTTAAATGGCATTCTAACTGATGTGTACGTTCTTTGGGTAGTTCTTGATAAAGAGGATAATATGGTCGCTGCGATAACTACAAGGATAGCTACATATCCAAGACGTAAATCTATGGTTCTTGATTTTGTTGGCGGCACTAAACTACACAAATGGAAAGACACTGTTATTGAAACGATAGGTCGGTTCGCAAAAGAAAATGACTGTCAACATCTTGAGGGTTATGGCAGAAAAGGTTGGGAAAGAGCTTTACGGGGGAACGGCTTTTATTCAGAGTATATAGCATACCGCATGGAGTTATAGGATGGGCAAGGGATCACAGCAGGCACCCGCTGGCGGCACAACAAGAACAGTAAGTCTGCCAGATTACGCAGACCCCTACTTTCGTAGGCTTCTGAAGGGATCTGAGGAAGCCACACAACCTTTCTATCCTGATGACCCTGACACATACGGGGATCTTGCGGGTCAATCCACATATGTACCGTATGGTGGTGAGCGCCTTGCCGATTCCAGTGCTTACGGTGACATCAACACATCCCGTGCTATGGTTCGTGGTATTGCTGAAAGCCCTATTGGCGGTCTTGGTGAGGCAGCGGCCTTACAGCGCAGAGGTATTGCTGGGCTTGAGGGTTTAGCCAATTATAATACGGCAGCATTTAACCCATATACAGGTTTTAAAGCTGGTAGTGCTGACCCGTATGGCGGCTTTCAGGCAGGTAGTGCAGACCCGTTCAGTGGGTTTAAGAGGCAGCTAGGCACAGAATACACAGGCTTTACAGAAGGAGAAGCTGATGCCTATGGAGGTTTTCAAGCTGGCAAGGCTGATCCATTTAGTGATTTTAGGGAAGCTCAATTTACAGCGCAGACTGCGGATCAATACGATTTTGATCCAGCCCGTCAGTTTAGCGGCGCTGAAGTTCAGCAGTATATGGACCCATACATGCAGAATGTTGTGGATATTCAGAAGCGTGAAGCCCGTGAAGACTTTGGTAGGAGCCAAGCAGCAAGAGATGCAGGAGCAATAAGCGCAGGAGCCTTTGGTGGTTCTCGTCAGGCTGTACAGCAAGGCATGGCAGAAGAGGGCTTGCAAGAACAACTTGGCGATATCCAAGCGGCTGGAAGTCAGGCTGCATTCCAGCAAGCAATGCGAGCATTTGAGGCAGACAGAGCAGCGCAGATGGAAGTTGATGCTCGCCGCGCAGCAGAGCTTGGAAGAACTCAAGGGCTTGGTATTAGCGAGATCGGCAGAATGGAAGCTGGTCGTGCTGGTGAAGCTGGTAGGGTACAGAACGCTAGAGCGTCTGAACTTGCACGAACCCAAGGTATTAGTCTTGATGAAGCGGCTAGGGTCCAGAGATCAGAGGCGGCTGAACTTGCCAGAACTCAAGGAATTAGCTTGGATGAGGCGGCTAGAGTACAGGGTCAAGAGGCTACAGAGAGAGCTAGAGTCCAAGGCATTGATGTATCTGAGGCAGGTAGGGTTCAGAATGCACGGGCATCAGAGCTTGCTCGCACACAGGGTATTAGTTTGGACGAGGCCGCAAGGGTTCAAGCGGCTGAAGCTGCGGAGCTTGCTAGAACACAAGGTATAAGTCTTGATGAGGCCGCTAGAGTACAACAAGCACAGGCCGCTGAGAGAGCGCGTGTGCAGTCTGCCAGAGAGGCGTCAAGACAGTTTGGTGCAGGTCAGGGTCTAGCTGCGTATCAAGCTGCTCTGGGGGCTGGTAGAGGGCTTGTAGACTATGGCGAGAGAGCAAGGGCAGCAGACATACAGGGTGCCCAGCTACTTGAGACTGTTGGTCGTGACATTAGGGGCGAGGATCAGGCAAGACTTGATCTTGCATATCAGGACTTCTTGCGTCAGCAAGACTACCCAATGCGTCAGTATGAACGGTTTGCTGGTTTACTTAGTGGTGTGCCCATACAACCTGATATCAGCACAGCTACCTATCAAGCATATAATCCAATACAGCAAGCCTTGGGGGCAGGTATATCTGGATTGGGCCTGTATAGAGGATTAACAGGATGAACATCTTAGAGCAGACTGAAGCCCTTAAAGATTTGCCAGACGCTGTGTTAATCCAGCAGATGAAGATGCCTACAGGCGAAATAGCACCTATATTTATTACGTCTGAGCTAAAACGGCGTAAGCGTATGCGGGACGACTACGCTCGTAGAGAAGCTGCTGATACACCGACAGTAGCAGAAGAAGTCGTCATGGCTGCGGGTATGCCATCAGGCGGTATAGCAGACGCAGCACGAGCATTAGCACCCAAGACTGACATGGGGCAGAACACTGGCATGGGTAATATGATGCCACGGACTGCTACCCAAGCGCCACAACCGCAAATGATGGCTGAAGGCGGTATTGTGCGTCTAGCTCCGGGGGGTCGGGTACAATCTAGAATACAGCTATTAAAAGAACGCTTTCCAGAAATTTACGAGATGAATAAAGACGACCCAGAACAGCTTGCTATGATAGCGGAATATATGGTCCCGACCGCAATGGAGCCTAAACAAACAGGTTTAGAGGGAGTAGAAAGACAGCCTAGTCTTTTTGAAAAAACCTTTAGTATGAAAAATCCGTCTGATCGTGCGGTTGACAAAATGCAAAGAGGTATAGCTGAATCTCAACCACAAAGAGCGTTGGACGCACGGGCGCAAGCTTTATCTACCTTACGAGCAAAAAGCGAAGACGACCCAGTGTTTGCTGAAGGCGCTCCTGTAGAATATATAACAAGCGGCACCGTACAAAGAAACGATCCCGGGTTAGCATTAGAGTACGTTGATCTTGGAGGTTCAGACTCATATACCGTTCCTGATAGTCGCCCTGATTTTTTACCACGGGGGGAAACTATTGTACCAAGAGAATTAAGCGCCCCATCTATGGGACCAGCACCACCCCTTGAATATGCTTCGCCTGACGATGCAAACCAAAAAGCCATTAGCGATTATTATAGTGATGACCAATATACTGCACCAGAAGATGTTTATTCTGATATAGTGTATAAAGGTAGAGACGGTAATCTAGTAGTTGGCGGTGCCCCAGAAGACATAGCTAGATATCAAGAACAAGAATTAGGCGAACTAATAGCTTCACCTAATCCAGAAGAGCAGAAAAAGCTTGATAAAATGGCTAAGGCGCAACGAATTGCAAACGAAATTGAAGAATATGGGGATTATAATGCCCTTGGTGCCGCTAAGGATTTAGTAGAAGCAGGGGGCGGGGCGATTAAAGATGTTTATAACAAGAGAAAAATCCAAAAAGAATCAGCCGCTTTTGATGCCGATACCGTAGGCGTTGGCAGCGAACCAGTTAATTTTGATGCAATACTCGCTGACCCCGCATCTGCCAAAGCAAGGCAAGCAACAAAAAATTCAGAGTTAGCCGCGCAGCAAGTTAGAGATCTTATCGCACGAGAACAACAGAACACCAATGCGCAAAACAAAGCGGTGACAGCAAAGGCGGGATCTTTAGAAGCTCGAATTACAGACGCTATTGCAAAAAGAGAAAAACAAGCGGAACAAGATAAGTGGTTAGCTCTCGCACAATCAGGACTTATATTGGCTAGTGGTAACCCCGCAGATATATCAAAAGCTGGCACGGCAGGTTTAAAATACTTGCAAACAGCGCGAGCAGGAAAAAATAAATTTGACACTGATATGATGACTCTACAAGCGCGTATAGATGCTTATAAAGCAAGGGCGTCAGGCAAAAGCGGGTTAAACGCTAACCAAATGCTGACTAGAGGCGCGACCCTTTTAAAACAAGGGCAAGAGATGTTAGAGGGCGCAGGAGATAATGCTGATGCAGCCGCAAGGGCACGACAAATTATCGATTACGGTAATGCTCTTGTTGAAATAGCAATGGGTGGCTCTGGCGCTAGTCCTAGTGGAGCAACAACTGTAGATATATCATAGGCGGTAAATATGGGCGTATACCAATACACCGACCCACAAACGCAGCGCAGCTACAACTTTAACATTGCAGGAGATAACCCTAGCAATGAAGATTTTGTTAAAATACGTCAATATCTAGACGGTGAACGTGTTGATTACGGGCAAAAGTATCAATCTGTTTTTGGAGAAGAGTTTGAGTCCGATGATGAAACTGCTGTTCGTGGTGGGTTACGCCGTGGATATCAACAAATTAAAAGCGCAATCGGTGAAACAGTAGGCACTGCGGGAGAGCAGGCGGGACTAGGATTTCTAGCGCAATACGGACAAGATACAGAAGAGAAAGCCAGACAAAGACTAGGCGAATTACTTCTTGAGCAGCCCGAAAGACTGCAATCTACTGACGTGGATAGTTTTGGTGATGCGTTCACCTTTGCAGGTCAAGTTGTTGGTGAGCAAATACCTCAATTAGGTCTTGGTTTAGGCGCAGCGGCATTAGCGCCTGCTGTAGCAGGAGCCACAGGTTTAGCAGGATTTGGTGTCGGTGTTGCGGCAGCGGCAGGAGCGACTGCGCCGATTTTGTTTGGTAACAACATCCAACGGCAAGAAGACGAAGTTGCAGCAGGTAGAAAAACAAGTGTAGATATTGGAGCCGCTCTTACCGCTACGTTTGGACAAGCTACGCTTGAAGGTTTAGCTGATAAGATCTTGCTGGGTGGTGTTCTACGTCCTCTTGGCAAATCAATATTTACTCGCACAGTGAGCCGTGCAGGTGGCGGTGCGACCACTGAAGGTTTAACAGAAGTCGGTCAGCAAGTGATGGAGCGAGCGCAAGCTGGTTTAGCCATCGACAGTGACGATGCCATTGCAGAGTATCGTGAAGCTGCTATCGCAGGCGGTTTAATTGGTGGCGGTACACGAGCTACATTCGGTGCGTTTCAAGGTGTTCCTGAAACCGGGGCTGAGAGAAAAGCTAGATTAAAAGCAGAAAAGAAAGCCGCGCTAGAAGTTGAAACTGATACCGATACTGGCGCTGTAGAACCCACCGTAGATACAACAACTCCAGCACAACAAACCGAAGCAACTCCAGCACAACAAACCGAAGCACGGAACGCTGCAAACCCTGCGCCTCCTGAAGGTAAAGCACAAGAAACTAATGAAGCCCAAGCAGCGGCAGCGGCTGAGATAGATACCAGCACAAATCAACAAGCTGCGGTTACAAGAGAAGCTGAAAATGCGGATGGTAAAGCAGCGGCTAAAACTGATGAATACCTTAAAAAACAATCCGTTTTCTCTGCTTCAGAAGTAGAAGAGAACTTAGCTGCGGCGGCTAAGAGCGAGCAGACTGGTGAAAATATACAGGTTGATTCAAAACCAAGCCCAGAAATTATACCAGAAGAAAATAAGGTTACAAAAGAATTTTTGGTTGAAGAGTTAGGCGTCCAACCATACGCACATATCGTAAGAGGCGCAAAGCGATCCATTGTAGGGTTGTCTTTTGATGATCCAAAAGTACGTGAAGAACTAGAATTATATGTAAAGAATGGGGGCATTTCGCCTAAAGTTCAAGAATATCTAGATAAGTTGAAAGGTATCGATGCTGAACCTATCGCAGAAGAAGCTGGAGTTAGCATTCCAAGTAGTAGAACAGGCTTGGATGGAAGCACAGGGGCACAAAGTGGAATTGACAGTGCCGAAACCCCTGTTGAACCTAACAATAAAAGAGTGGGAACAGATCTGCTGCCTTCTGGTAGAACTACAGATCCAGCAGGAGAACAGCCAAGTGCATTAGATCCAGCAGGAGAACAGCCAAGTGCATTAGATCCAGCAATAACCGCATCGGATGGATTAAAAAAAGATTCTGAAGCATTAGCGGCAGAGCGAAAGCGTATCGCCGCCGACCCAAAGTTATATGCACAAAAAATTAGAGATGCAAAAGAAGAATCAGGATACGATACACCTGCGGAAGTTCTTGTAGAGCCAGAAGAATTAGACAAAAGGAAGGCGGTTTTAGCTGAAGGGCAACCTGAACCATTAAAAGTTCCTGCACCTAAAACGGGTATTGGCGGGACAGTGACGGGGGCCGCAGAGCAAGTTATACCTGCGGCTGTACAAGTACCCGCTGCACCGCTAATACAAGCCGCGCCTGTCCCACAAGAACAGCTACAGGCAGTAGAAGCAGAGCGAGACGCAGTAGCACAAGCGCGTATTGAGCGAACATTTGAAAACAATAGGGGTAAGCAGCCACAGGTCCGAGAGTACCACGACACACAAGTAGACCCACGCTCTGCGCCAGAAACCACAACGGCTGTAGATAAAGAAGGTATTGCAGAGTTATTAGAGACCTCTGACAAAGAACTCGACGCGCAAGCTAAAGCCGCAAAGTTATACTTCAAACGGTTTCGTAGACCTGTTGATGCTCTTGCCGAAATGGGTATGGTTAGTGCTGCTGGACCTACACAGTCTATTAAAGAAGACTATACTCCGATTGAGTTTGCCTTCTACAAGGGTATGACTCAAAAATCTGCTATGGATGCACGGAGATGGGTGTTTAGTAATTTATCTCGTCAGGCTTTTGTAGAGACACGCGATGCAAGTGTGTTGGCACGTAGAGATACATCTAAGTTTAATCCATCTGATGCGTACATTGCTGTAACTAAAGCAGCCAAAAGTATCAAACGCAAAGATGACAGAGCGTTTCAAAAACAAATGGATCGTGAGCTTGATGCGCTTAAACTAGAAGCACAGACTCGCACTCCTGCCGCATTAGATCAAGAGATGCGAGCAGAAGGCGCGGTTGGTGCAACTGAACTTATAAAAGGTCAAACAACTTTTGATTCTTACTTGCTTGGTTTGGGCTTTAAGAAACGCAAAGTACCCAAGCAAGATGACTATGTATTCATAGACCCTGATACTAAAAAAGCTCTAACCGACGAAGAGCTTATGGATTTCATGGATGGTTTTGCTTACACCGAAAGTGAGCTAGGTTTCCTACTTATTGATCCTGTGCATGGGCTAGATCAAGCGTTACTTCTAAGCATTCGTAACGCACTACAACGTGGAGATCTAGGTTTTGCGTTAAACGCTATAGCCTCAACAAACCAAGTTGAAGATGTTCGTAGGATAGCGGCAGCGTTTGCAAATGTTGTTGGTGATACACAAGTGCAAGTGGTTGATGATTTGTCTCAGGTTGTGGGGCGCACCGCTGCTGGTTTGTTTAGTCCAGAAACAAATACGATACAGATCGACGCAAACCGCGGCATGAACGTGCATACTATACTGCACGAGATGTCACATGCGGCTACTTCTGCTGCAATAGCTAATCCCTCATTACCAGAGACAAAACAATTACAAGCGTTGCTTAACGCAGCGCGTGAGCAATTTGGTGAAGTATACGGCACAAAAAACTTGGACGAGTTTGTAGCTGAGTCTCAAGGTAATCCTGAGTTTAGAAGCGCACTTACGCTTCTTCGAGTAGATGGCGGTAAGCGATCAGGCATAGAGAAGTATTACGATGCTGTTATGCGTGTCATTCGTAAAGTGTTACGTTTATCTCCATCACCAAGCGCGCTAACAGAGATAGATCGGGTTATACAGGGGATGTTGGCTCCCTCACCCGCAACACGCGCAGCGCCAGATATACTTCTAGAAGCAGGCACAAAAGAAGGTAGTTCACGCCTCTTACAAAGCATGTCTAATTTTGATGTTAAAGACAAAGTTTTAGATGCATCGGACGTTATGTTTAACGAAGGAGTAGCTAAAACTGCTAAAAGCTGGTATTTAAACGTGCTACCCGTAAATATTTTAACCGAAAAAGCACAAGATAAGATACCGTTTGCTAAAGAATTAAATACTATCATTAATCGCATGAGTGGTCGGCTTAGGGAAAAGACCGAAATTCTAGGTTCAATGACGTATGATTTAAAGCAATGGCAACGTAAAAACAAAAATCACGCTAGAACATTAGATAATATAATTCCGCGAAGCACTTATTTAAAAGTAGATCCATCCCGCACTGATAAAAAATACATAGCTACTTTTAAAGATGATAAGCAACGCATGGCTGAATATAAACAGCTACGCAACCAGTACCTGAGTATGGATAAAAAAGGTCAGGAACTATATAGACAACTACGTAATTACTTCCAAGATACTTACGATGACATCATTGCCGCTTTAGACGCACGGCTCGCGGCTACTATCCCAGACGCAGCGGTACGTAAAACAGCGTTTGCACGTTTACGTGAGTTACTAGAAAAAGATAGCGGTGTAATTAGACCTTATTTCCCCTTGCAGCGTAAAGGTAATTACAGACTGGTGTATACTGCGCCTGATCCAGATACAGGACAACCAGAGCTGTACGTAGAATATTACCCGACCCTACGCAAAGCGCAGCAAGCCAGAGATATGGTTTCCAAAGTGGGCGGTACGGATGTAGAAGTTACTGAAGCTTCAAGAGCTATGAACTTTGAACGTGCGCCATCCACTAGCTTTGTACGTAATGTTTTAGAAACTGTACAACTGCAACGCGAAAACTTTAATTCAAATGAAGATTATAAACAGGCTATGCAGCAGCTTGTGGACCTTGCGCTTGATGCAATGCCCGAGCGGTCGTTTATGCAGAACTTTAGGCGGCGTAAAGGTATACGAGGTTTTATCGGGGATACGACACCGACAGGTATCCTTGGTCAAGAATTTGACGCATATACAATGCTTAAAGAGAAAGGCCGCGATCTTAACCGCCAGCTAGTACAACTACGTTCCGCAGCAGAAATAGAAAATTTCCGCAAGAAGTTAGCTGATCCAGAAGCTGGGTACTTAACTAATCCTGAAACGGCGATGACTGCGCAAAAACTAGATAAGATTGCTACATTTGCACAAAGCCCAAATGTACCTCGTTGGTCACAAGTTGCTACTAGCTTAGGGTTCGGTATGACTATGGGCCTCAACTTATCGTCAGCAGCGATTACGTTTTTTGACGTAGCAATGAGTGCCATGCCTATCTTAGCAGGTAAACATGGCATACGTGCTACAACAGCAGCATATGGCGATGCCATGCGAGCCTTGATGAACGCACCAACTACTCGCATTGTTATGGTGACTGGCCCAGACGGTCAACCTGTAGAGCAAGAAATAAATATGGGTGTTCAAGGTAAAACAATTGCAAATTATACCCCTCAACAACTTTTAGAGCGTTTTGGTAAAGATGTACGCATGGATATTCTTGTTGAGAGTGGGCTGGATCAGGCTCAATTCAATCAATCTATTACACAGGAAAATTTAGATATTGGTAGGGACGCCCCGCTAGAATCTGTGAACCGTATATCTAGTTTTATGTTCCACCATTCAGAACGCATTAACAGGGAAGCAACTCTACAGGCGTCTTATTTATTAGAAGTTAAAAAACTCCTCAAAAAGAATAAAAATCCAACAGACGCAGACTATAAGCAGGCTGCACAGAATGCTATTGATGATACTGAGTTTACGTTGGGTGCAACTGCGGCGGCAGGACGCCCGATTGTAGCGCAATCTGGTATAGGTAACGTGCTATTCTTATTTAAACGCTTTGCAATCAGTAAATATTACATGATGGAGCGTCTTGCGAAAGAGAGTATTAAGACCACCAATGTAGATAAGATTATGGCTGACGAAGGTGTGTCGCTACAAAAAGCACAAGATATAGCTGACAGCAGGAAAGCTGCTCGTGCAGGATCGCGTAACTTTTTAGTGATGACGGGGCTGCTGTCAGGGCTTGGTGGGATGCCGTTGATGGGAACTTTCGGTACTATCTACAACTTGTTTAGGGATGACGACGAAGATGACTTTGAAGCCGCCACACGCAAAGTAGTCGGCGAGGGTATATACGGTGGCCTCGCAAATGAAATATTAGGTGTAGACGTAGCAAATCGTGTTTCCATGAACAGCCTACTATATCGCGCACCGATCATTGATAAAGATCAAGACGCACTTTGGACTTTAGCGGAACAGCTAGGTGGCCCTGTACTTGGCACATATTTATCTATGAGTAGAGGGGTAAAAGATGTTGCGAGTGGAGAAGTACGTAGGGGTCTTGAGGCTATGGCCCCCTCTGCTCTTCGTAACTTTTCAAAAGCGGAACGGTTTGCGCGAGAGGGCGCAACAACTCGCCGTGGTGATCCGATCACAGAAGACATAAATCCATACAATATAGTAATGCAGGCGGCAGGATTTGCACCTCAAGCATATATACAGCAGCTTGAGTTTAATAAAAACAATCGCCGTAGACAGGAAGCTATTAACAGTCGCCGTAGTAAACTACTGCGCCAAAGAAACATGGCTTACCGTGAGGGCGATTTTGAAGAAGTTCGCAGAATTGATGAAAAGATAGCAAGATTTAATTCAGGTCTTCCAGAAGGCGCACGTAAGTCACTTATAACTGGAGATACAAAGCGCAGATCACTTGGTTCTTTTGGTAGAACTACAGAAAAGATGCGCGGCGGTATGACTTACACTCCATTTATGGAGCAAAGCTTGAAGGAATTTGACCAAGGCTTGCAACTTTACTAACAAAAAAGGCCCCCACATATAGTGGAGGCCAGTCAATGGAGAACAACATGAAGGAACAGTTGTCCCATTTTGTATATCACAAAGTTCTCCATACACGCAAACCTAGTTTTTGATTTTCTATGCAAATTTGTATATTAAACTCCCAAGATTTCATTTTTGCCACACTTTTTAATTGTTTTGCGCCCATATCGGTATTAACGCACGGTACAAAGAAAGACGAACCAACATCCATACCATCCCAATTTACAGTGATCCGTAGCCCGTCAGGGTTTAGATCATCAAGCTTCATCACCTTTTGATCCATCTTCCCCCTCGTCAAACGCTGCAAACTTTAACTCAAGAACATCTTGTGGCGGCATGTTTAGGTCAGTGCCTTTGGTAAGACGCTTCTTCACACGCTTTGCCCCCATCTTGTCTTTTAGGTCATCAACAACTGAAGCATAGTTAATTTGCTGATCTACGCACCACTCTTTGAATGGTTTAATACGTAAAAATAGTAGCTGTGTATCTGGTTCGTATCTCGCTACCAACGCACCGCGAGGCGCTGCTGTTACAGGCATTAGTTGGTCTAGGCCGTTATCGTTTTTACCACGAAGATCTTCTGTACTTTCAATCTTTAATAGGTTGTTGTAGTTTTCTGACAAGTAGTTGTTTAATGTTTCTGCTACCGATGCACCGATTTCATTGACAAAACTATTTCGACGTATCAGTTCGGCAACTATCCACTTATATACTTTACCTACGTCATACTGGATGAACCCAAGCTGCTTTGCTATTATCAAGCCAGCCAGAACAACAGCGTTACCATTAGACCAAAATCTATTTTCGGGGCCAAGTTTAGCCGCTGCATCAAGACGCTCTTTAGCACGTTTAACAATAGCACGGGCCTCATCTCTATTGTTTATTATCCACTGGATATACTCCGTGCCAAGGTGCCCATAGTTCTTTTTTAGATCCTCAAGCAGATCTGAAGTGTCTGCATTGTTTCCTGTTGTATGGATCATCTTAGTCACTTTAATTTCAAACAACCGCTGCATCTCTGCTTTCGGTGTAGCCTTATCCCTACTCAGAGTTTCCCACGCACTGGTATTTCCAGAGCTTAGTGCCAGCAGTTTCCAAGGCTTCCCCCTAGCACGTTCTACATTCCCATTTGCAGATAGCCTGTTTTTCTGTCGTCCACCTGACACTTGGTAAACATACTCCGACATCTCTCTGCTTGTTACGTTTGTCATCTCATCAGATACAAGAGGTAAACTGTGCATTACTTCACCCCGATTCATCCGTGAATTATGGGTGTCGTCTTTTTGTAAAGTCAATAATTCTGGATCCCCCCAAATTGACATAGCGGCAAACTGTGCTGTAGTTTTACCTACACCCGTACCACCGTATAGATGAACAGCCATACTATTTAATCCCGTCAATGCCATGAGTGGGGAGCCAAAACCAACACCCACAACGTATTGATGCAGTTCAAAACCCGTCTTGTTATAAAAGTTAAGTAGTTCTATACTTTTTTCTTTACTGCCATTCGGCTCAAAAGTATCCATAAGCCCTGCGGTCTTTGAGGATGGTGGATTGTATGTTGTCTTGCTACCCTCAATAAGCTTTTCGCCAAGAACAAACTTCTCCATGTTGTCATCGACCCAACCAAACTGACGGTGCGCTTCATCTGCAACCGATGTGCGTTGTAGTTCATCTACCCATTTTGTTGTATATGCCATAAGTTTTTCTAAGCTCTTTCCCCATGCAGTGACGCCCTCATGCGCCATGCTTTTACGAAACTCTTCCCTAGATGTAATGTGCGTAAGTGGGACACTAAATTGACGCACACCGTCTTTTGGTAAGTGTAGACGAAACACCAAAGTCTCACCTAATTCCTGATCGTGCAGGCGGCGTGTAATGTATATATCGTGATGGTATACTACTTCTTCTTCGATATCACCATCATCGTTGCTTGCACGTAAAAACACACCACCATTTGCACCCCTAAAGTACGGTTTAGGGTACTCGGGTATATCAAAGGCTTGATCGTCCTTTTTTCCTTGTACGGGGGCTGAAACACTGACTACTCCTTCACTTTCCCGAATACGTTTACCTAGTACGATTGGGGATTTTATTTCTTGCCACAATGGGCAGTCCTGACAAACACCTTCTCTTAACTCGTCAAAACGTGCGCAAGTATACGGCCCCTTTATTTCGTCAAGCTTCTTGCGCATTTCTGCTTCGCTGTAATCGGGGTGCCTACTAGATATTTTAGTCGCGCCCTCTTCACCGTCCACGCAAAACTTTGCGATGGATAAACCCGCCCTCCAAAGTGGCTCACTAACTTCTGTTTGCTTACTTGCAATATACCCAAGCTGTGCGCATCCACGCCCCGCAATAGTTTTTTGCATGATTTTTTTAAATATGTTTTCAGAATTTTCGACGTAAGCTTCGTATAGCGCGTCTGTCCCCAAGTTTATCTTGATAACTGGCTTCAAAATTACGCCAAGCTTTTCTACAAACTCAGACAGGACTACAGGTTTTGGTATGTCTACACCAAACAAACTGACAGGTAGAGGTGGGTTGTCTTTGTAATTATGTGTATCTGGCACACGTAAAATACGTGCCACGTCTGCTGTGACCGCAGGGTCTGCAAGTAATCCATTGTCAGCGCAAGCTTTCTTTAATCGCTCTGCTGCGTCTAACCATATCTCCACCGAAACTGCTTCGGTCAATAGCCAATACACATGCACACCTCTACCGCTATTCACCATCAAAGGTTTAGGTAGAGAGAGTTGTTTACAGAAACTACGTAACGCACTTACAGCGAGCTGCTGCGTAGGATATTCTTTCGACGGTCCAACATCCAAATCTAAAAACAAAGATTTAAATTCTTGTGCGTTGTCGCCTTTTCGGTTGGTTGGCTCTCTGAAGGTTGCAAGCGCAAAATAAACGTCTAACCCATCATTGTCGAACTTGTAAGCCGCTCGTTCAACTTCTTCGATGGTATCGTAAAACTTTTGTATTCTTATATCGTCTTCGCTTCGTGCTGCAAATACACAATAGTGACCACTACTGCTGAGTACCCCTTCTAAAAATTCTTTGGTTCCCATTTCTCTGCTCCGTATGTCGTGACGGATTGGGGGTCAGTCCAACCCGCCACGACAAATCTATCGTTGATGACCCCAACTGTTAGACCTTAGTCGTCCCAGTCATCAACGATAGCAGAAAGGTCGTCATCATCAGAGGGAGCAGGCACCTCTTTCTTTTTTGCGACCTTCTTCGGTTGCGGTTCAGGTTCCGATTGCGGTAGATCATAAATATCCACTTCATCGTCTTTTACCACACCCCCCCGCGCTTGAACTCCATCAGCTTGTGATACCGTTAGAGTAATAGCATCAATAGCTTCTGCGCTATCTTTTGCCTTTACAGCTTCATGTAGCTCTTCTTCTGTTAAAGGGCGAGCTGCTTTAAAGAATAGTTTTGGGGTATCGCTATTCTCGTCAAAAGCCATAGTAGTAACTACTGCAATGGATGGAGTTTTATGAGCTTTTAAGTGTTTAACATATGCTTGCATACCCATCTTACCATTTTTGGCATCACCAAAAATAGAGGTTGCGGGTAAAGACAGTTGATAAACCGTCTCCATGTCACCCTCTAAACAAACTGCTACACGCTGAGAAAACCTACAAGCCTTGGTTTCTCCCTGACCAGAACCTTTAATGTTTTGAGGGCACTCCATACAACGAGACGCCTGCATCTGATCTTTTGGTACATCAGAAGAAGGTTTTTGTGTGTCAGGCGACCAACAAGTAGGTGCGGAAGGATTTTCAGCATCGTAAGATCCTGAGTAGTAAGTACGTGATAATTTAGCAGCGTTTACAATAACTACATTTAAAAAACCATCGTTCTTAATGTTTATTTGTTCACCACCTACGATCTGGCGAAAGCGACCGCCCCGCAAACTAATTCGGCGAGATCTATTGCTATTAGAACCACCTGATAAATTATCATCAACGTCCTGTAATTGTTTGAACAGATCGCTGGATACTAAGGAGTTGCCCCCTTCAAAAAGAGTCATGTCTGACATACTGTTCTCCATTAATTTTCAGTAAGAAGGGCATCATCTTGCCCCTTTTCTTGCGCGGCTGTCAACGCCGCTTCTACATCATCAAGCCTAAACCGATATACTTCGCCGACTTTAATGTATGTATTCGCAGGGATCGCGCCTGTTTGCATCCATTTTCTAATAGTAGAAATAGATACTTGGAAATAATCCGCGACCTTGTTTATGTTTGTATACGGGGTTTCTACATCACTCATTTTTTTCTCACAGAAATAACGTACTCAGAATCCACGTTTAAACCCGAAGGCATTTGGTCTGGGTTCTCTTCAAGAAACTGTCGTACATGGGTTTGATTTAAACGCTTCTCAAAAAACTCAGGAAGATTATGATCCATGATAAATTTGTGCATAGATCCCCAATCATTTGTCCAGTAGCGCGATTTAATTGTACGGTAAAACAGGCCCGAGGATGTTTTGACGCTATCGACATTATGCTCTTTGCAATGGTCTAGCAGTGCGCGCTTTAGTTTATCCTGTTTACTCGCAAGTTTGTCATCTTCTTCAGCAAATTGTGCCTTCAATTCTGACCGTTTGGAACGTATGTTTACATACGCTTTGACCAACTTTTCGACAGTCACCGCCATCATTATTCTCCGTTTTATATTTATGTTACTGTTATATGGTAACTTATAATACTTAGTCAAGTATTTCTTTGTATAAATTTATCATTTCTGCGTGTATGTTGATACGCTCGTCTAGAAGGCGGTAAATACGTTTTTCTGCGTTCGACCCCGCGAGCTGTATAACTGTACATTTATGCTTTTGCCCTGACCTGTGGACCCTTGCATTTGCTTGCGCGTAGGTTTCCAATGAAGGTGTCGGCCCCCACCATACCACAGTGTTTGCCGCAGTAAGTGTGACCCCATGTGCCGCAGCTTGAGGTTGGATTACTAACACTTCTGGGTGTTTATCATTTTGAAAGCGGGCGAATATCTCAGTCCTTTTAGACGCAGGAACATCTCCTCGTATGATTGCTGACGTTATGCCGTCAGATGTCAGCTCTTCTACAAGCATATCGATTGTATGCTTAAATGGTACAAATATTAGTACCTTCTGACTACTCTCGTTTATAACTTCTTTAAGTGCTTGATATCTGTTTTTAATATCAAACCGCACTGTATCACCATCGTCAGTATATACAGCCCCCGCTGATATTTGTAGGAGTTTATTCATACTTATCGCAGCGTTTGTGGCGGTCACTTCTTCCCCTGCCACTTCCATAACCATCTTTTTTCTGAGCGTTTCGTAGTATTTTGTTTGCTGCTTTGTCATTTCAACAAATCGTTTCGTGTAAGTCATGTCTGGCAAATCAAGACATTCGTCTTTAGTAAAACGTATTGCTGGCTC